TGCCGCCCGGACACGCTGTCGCGGCTAAATTCTCCTGCCACACCCAACGTCCTTGCTGACAACCGATGAGCAACAGGCATATCAGCAGGAGCGTTGTACCTTTCATCGATTATTCCTCTCGATGCAGGCCCTGAGCAATGGCTCGCGCCGCTCCATCGCTTCCGAGACGGAATGCAAAACCATCCAAAATCCGAGCAGACTAACGATATTCAGAATCACCAGCGCCAGGACGAACGGTGTGCCGCGCAGGGATTCGATCGCCTGCCGCACCACACCAGTCGGAACGTTCATCACCGTCGGCCGAACATGCCGCCCATGGCAGCCATCGGATTTCTACCACCGACCGGAGGCAGCATGCCCGGGTTGCGGGCCGGCGGCATGCCTCCGAGCCCGGTCGGCATGCTTCCGAGCCCGGGCGGTATGCCTCCGAGCCCGGGCGGTATGCCACCCATCGCGGGATTGGGCGGCGGCATGCCTCCGAGCCCGGGCGGCAGCCCAGCGCCCAGCTGCGCCACCGGAGGATTGGGTGCCGCGGTTCCGGCACCCATCTGACCAAGGCCCTGGCCTTGGTTGCCCATCAGCGACTGGGTCAGCGCATCGCGCCCGGCATCGATATTAGGGTTAAGCGGCGGCATGGGTCACCTCGACTCTTCTGCTTGCGCCTGCAGCATTTCGGTTACGCTGCTGGCCAGCTCGTATAGTTGCGTGTACAGCTCCTGCTGCTGTGCCAACAGATAATCGAATGACTGTTGCGCCTCAGGCGGCAGTCCCGGTGGCCATCCGCCGGACGGAGGTCCGGGTGGCTGCGGCGGGCCGACATCAGGCGGCGGCCCAACGCCGGACGGCGGCGCACGGGACACCAGTGCGACGCTCGCCGCATTGATGCCCGCATCGAGCCGCGTGTTGGCGCGCTGTGCCTCTGTCAGTGCATCGGGCTGCGGCTCTGGCTCGGGCGGCTCGACATACGGATCGGGCACGCCGCCATCGGCCAGCCATGCCTCGTATTCGATGCGATCCCGATTGGCCGGATCGTTCGGGATGCTCGCGCCATCGGCGGTGCGAATGACGACATCGGTAGTGGTGAGTTGATAGTCCGCCATCACAGCCTCGCGTCAAAGAAAAGGGACGCTGATACCCCACGCCCAACGAGCAATGTAGCGTTACCGGCGACGAGGCCGCTAGCAACATTACAATCAATCACACATTTATCCACGCTGGCGCTATTTATGACAGGAAATGTCGTAAGGTTTAATGAAGCCGCGTTACTCGCCCACAAATCGAAACCGCCGACACTGGTCAGGGTGGGAATAGCCCGCATTTTACCGCCGGGAAACGGAACATTTATCATCGCTCTGGTGGCGGATATTGCCTGACCAATCGCTATCGCTCCACTTACGACATTCGTTGTTTGAAAGTATCTCTGACAAGTGATCAACTCCTGATCATACGGGCGCATGATCAGCGGCGATTGTGCTGCGGTTGGAGCTTGCGTGCCGGGGAGGACGACCACCCCGGTCAGCGAGGCAAACCCCGCTGTCGTTTGAATGTTATTGGGCGTTGCATTCGATGCCATTTCAACAATCATACAGGCACCGATCTCATTGTTGGTTTTCCACGTGCCGGTTGTCTGCGGCGAAAATGTAATGGTGACCCACTGAAAAACCACTGCTGCCGTGATGGTGAAAGGCATCCATGGGGTTATAATCGATGCATCAAAATTATGCAGCAGCGCCCGGTACGTGCCCGCCTTTTCCGCCCGCACCCAGAACCCCACTGTGACGGGAATAGCTGCAGCAGACCCCCACGCAACACGTGAAAACCTGTACCCCTCGATATTAGTTTTAAAACGGACGTAATCATTCGCGCCCAGTGTTGCCTGCGAGGCAGTGACACTGAATTGTAATGTGTTTTTAATTCCTGCAACTTCCGTCGGAAGAGGTACTTGCGAAAAAGCGACCCGCCCTGTACCCAAGAGATTACTGCTCCCTATCCATCCGTCGATAACATACGCTGCAGCCGTAGGACCGGGGGCAATACTGGTTATACCTCGCTCCTGACTAACCTCCATCGATCCATTGATCTGCATCCCGTTGTACGCCAACGCGTCGAACGGCGCGGCAAAGATACCGCCGGTCCAAGGCCCCCATGTACCTGCTTTCTTCTCGCGCACGTAAGTGCGCCCCGGAATCGTGGTGTCGCTTTCGTCGCGCGCCTCGATGATCAGGTTCTGGTTGGTCGGTGGATAGACCAGCGGTTCGTTGAGATAGCAGGCACCTGCAAAGGCGTGGCTGTCCACCGGAGCACCGGGGATGCCGGCAGTATTCGCGGAACGAAACGAGCCGGGATAGAACAGATGTGAATTGTAGTTGGTGACAAGTTGCGTGGCTTTTTCACCAGATAGATTGACCAATGCGGCTTCGGCATTGTCCGCCCCGGTGCCGCCCTTGTTGACCGGCTGTACCAGATTGAACGTGTTGGCGACGTCGTTGACCCAGCCGTTGTAGCGCGCGCTGTAGACCGTCTGGTCCGGCGCGCCGTAAGTGCCGTCGGGAATGATGTAGTTACCGTCCGGTTGCCGCCCCATCGATCATCTCCCGTAACCAAGGATCTTGCGCGCGCTGCCTGCACCATAGATGTTATCGAACCGTGCGCGCTCCTGCGGCGAATTTGGCGTGGCCTTCAGGTTCATTACGTCTTCCGGGTCGGGCGGGATTTCGACCCGGTTGTGCTGGATGATCTTCTCGTCGAGCCTCGGATCATTGAAGGTCTGCCGCATTTGGGAATTGTGGGCGGCAATGCTTTGATACGCTTCCTTGCGCAGGTTCTGCACGATCTTGAGCATCGATTCCTGCTCAAGGTCCCCCTTGATGCCCAGGGCCTCCATCGCCTGATTTATTTCCATGTTCGACACCGCGCCGGTCGGAGAGATCTTCTTCACCATGGCGCCGACCATCGGGCGCATTTTGGCGCGGAATTCCTCGGTGTTGATGGCTTGCTGCTTCCACGATTCGCCTTCCGGCCCCCCACCGACGCCAATTCCTGGGAACATCCCACCAACGACCTTCCTGACATCCAGTGCGCCGGGAAGGCCGATGTTGCCGACACCCGGAATGTTTATTCCCGGTCCTGCCTCGGTCCACTTTCCGGTGACCAGCTTGCGATCACGCAGCATCTTCTCGGCCTCGTAGAGGGTCGGCAGGTTCTCGGCGATCGCCTTCGCGGTTTCGCCGCGCTTGTTGGTCGTCTCGGCCAGCTGCTTGTAGTTCTCTTCCGTCCCGAAGCGCCGGTTGATTGCTTCCTTGCGCGCCGCATCAGTCAGTTCCAGCTGTTCCTTCGGCTCCTGGAGTGTTCGCTCCCTGACTGCCTTCTGCCGCGCCAGGATGTCATCACGCTCCTTCTGCCAGATCTCCACCCGCTGTGAATGGGCATCGTCATTGCGCTGCTTGGCCTGCTCGTAGCTCTTTTCCAGCCGGGAGATTGTGCCTTCGCTGATCCGCTTGTCGGCGCCTGGAGCGTCCAGCACCGAACGGATCTGCAGCATCTCGGGAGAGGGAGCCTTCTTCGGCTCAGGCCGAAGCCCCGGCACTGTCTCGGGCAGGTTGATGCGTGCTCCACCCGGTTCCGGCAATGGCGCTGGCGCAACCGGCGTTCCGCGCGGCGGCAATGGCCCTGCGGGAGCAGGAGTAGGACGACCTCCCCCTGCCTGGGCAATCATGGTCGGGACGAGGCTGTCGCGCCCGGCCGAGATCGTCGGATCGGGCGGCTCCGTGTCGGGCCGGGCCGCCATCGCGGCGCCGGGACCGGCCGGCTGCGGACCCGCATAGGTCAAGCCCGGCTGGCCGGCATCCGACATGGTGCCGGTATTCAGCGCGGCCAGCTGGAGGCCACCGGGCCGACGCATGGCCGTCTGCGCCAGGGCCGATCGGCCGGCGTCGATCTCGGGCGGCAGCTCGGCGGTGAGCGCAGCAGGCGCAGTGGTCAGGGCCGGATCGGTGGCAGCAAACGCGTTGGCCGGCGCCGTCGCAGGCGGCAGATCGAGCAGCGCGCTGCCTGCCGGACCGGCCGGTGGCGCGGGCGTTGCAGGGGCTGCCGGGGTGCGCGCCCTCGTTTCCGCAGCCTCGTCGCGCGCGCGTTGAATTGCTTCGGCCCGTGCCAACTGCCGGTCGGAGAACCCCTGCGACAGACTGTCGGACGCGGAAAATATCCCTTCACCAATCGTCTTCGGGTAAGGGCGTGCGCGCGAGGCCAGCGCGGCCGCAACAGCGCGGCGCGCCTTCAGCTGGTCGAGCGTCATGCCTTGGGTGGCATCAGCCCAGAAGAAACTCGAAACATCCGGGTTGCTGACTAATTCATCAGCCATGTGCGCCCCTCCCGAAAACCGAGCCCATGCGATCGAGATTGATGTGCTTCACGCCGTCAATCTCGGCGACCGCGGACGGCTTGATCTTCTCGACGTCCTGCGCCATCGGGCCGACGTGGCGGCGCTCGGCCGGATCGTCTTTATAACTGTACTGGTAGATCGGCAGCTTCTTGCCGCTGTCGGAGAACACCGTGCCCATCGGCACAACGTTTTCCTTCACGTCGCGGTCGGATCTGAGGTAGGCGGCGCCGATATTGCCGCCCGCGCCGAGCAGGCCGCCCATGATGTCGTTCCAGCTCTGTTGCTGGGTCTTGTAGATGTCGTTCTGCTGCGCGAAGTTTTGGTTGATCAGCCCGGCCACGTCCGTCGTCGGGATCTGGGTACGCGGTGTGTTGACGAAACTCGGCTGCTGCACCTGCGAGCCGGTCATCAACGCGGAGATCTCGTTGATCGGCTGCGCGCGCTGCTGGTACTGCTCGGCCAGCCACTGGTTGCGCAGCTGGTTCTGCGCGCCGAACCGCGCGTTCGCGAGATTGAACGCTTGCTGCTGTGCTTGATTGTAAAAGCCAGCGCGCCCTTGCGCTTGCCCAAAACCCTGCGCCTGCGCGGCGTTGTAGAACGCACCGCGTGCAGCAAGCTGCGCCTCGCGCTGTTGCTGCGCCTGATTGTTGAACATGGCGCGCGCCTGCGCCTGCGTGAAACCTTGTTGTTGTGCCGCGTTCTCGAACGATGCTTGCGCCCGCGCCATCTCGCTCATGCGTTGCTGCTCGACGCCGCCGCGCTCGATCACGCCAAGCCGCGCGTCGTTGGCTTGCCTGTTGTAGACGTCGTAGGCGCTTTCATAAGGCTTCCCGCCTGCACGCAAGCCTTGGTCGGCGAGACGCTGATAGACTCGGTCTTCCTCGATTTTGAGCTGCGGATTGAGCCGCTGGAACATCGCCTCTTCGACGCGCGCGCGATCGGCGCTGAAGTTGTCCTGCGGGCCGTAGCTGCGCGTGATGTTGCCGCCCGGATCGAAGTCGGACCTGACGTCCCCGCCCGAGCCATAGCCATACTGCGCTGCCGGCTGTTCGGCGAAGCCGGTCTGGGGCTCGTAGAAATTACCCGCGCGGCCTTCCTGCTGGCCAAACTGCTGATAATGCAACCGCGCGAACGCCTCGGGATCTTGCCCGGTTTGATGGGCATAAGCTAGCACGTCAGGGTTCTGCTGTAGGTATTGCGCCGAGTTGAACCCGAGTTGATCAATATTGCCCATCTGCGGCGCGGCCGGATTGCCGATATTGCGTCCTTCGTTCTGCCCGAAATCACCCCAATGCTGGACGGCGAATTGGAACGGGTCCGCACCGATTTCGCGCGCACGGTTCATCACATCCGGATTAGCCGCCAGATAGTTTCCGGCGTTGAAGTTGCCTTGGTTTGCATTGAACGACGCCCCGAGCAGGTTCCCCAGATAGTTGCTCTGCTGGTTGGCGAGCTGCGAAAGGTTGACTTGTGTGGCCTGCTGATTGTTGATCGCCTCCTGCCCTTGCGCGGTCGGCGTCTGCGTCGCAGTCCAGCGCGGGATCGGTTGCCCCGACGTAGGATCGGTATAGCTGCCAGTGACGTCGTAGCTCAGGCTCCCTTGTGGCGTGTTCTGGTTGACGTTGCCAAGATACGAATTGGCGATCGCAGTTCCGACATTGGTGCCGGTCTGCGCGGCAGCCGTCTGATACGGGTTGGGTGGCTGTGGGGCGCTGCCGCCGCAACATGAGCCCATCGATCGCCTCCCTTATTTACGCCGCTTCATCTGCCTTGACGGCAATGTGGTGGTTGAACCGCTTGCAGAACTTGCCGTTGATCCAGTCCTCGTAGGTCAGCAGCCCGAGCACGCCGTCCTCGGTGCGCCCGCCGGCGCGCGGGATGCGGATCAGCATGAAGTTCATTGCCGCCAACATCCGCAGCACATGCTCGCTGTACGCCGCCGTCCTGGTCATCAGCATCTGGCAGCCGCAATGCAGGAACGGATACTGGAACATGACCGCCAGCGTGGTGCGCGTCAGCCAGTTCTGCTTCGGCAGCGCCTCGATGCTCATCTCGATGGTGCCGGCCTCGGGGTTGTAGTTGAAATAGACGATGCCGGCGATCAGCTCGTTGTCCGCGTTGACGATGCCGATCGCCTTCAGGTTCGTATCGGTGAAGCCGGCGCGGCGGGAGAACCCGGACGCGACCTTGGCCCGCGCCACGAAGTCGGCGACGAGCTGATCCTGGTTGAATATGTATTTCAGGCTCATCCGACGCCGCCTGCTGTATCCATTCCCATGCCACCCGCATCGAAGCCGCCGAAGCCACCAAAGCCGCCGCCACCGAAATCTCCTGTTCCGCTCACAGCGCCGACATCAAAACCGGGCGCGGAGAGGGAAGCCTCCCGCTCTCCGGCCCAGCCAGGACTGTCTTCAGGGTCTGGAACCTGACCCGTCGGTGGGGAGGCCGGAGTCTCATAGCCCGGATCGAACACGTCGCGCATGCCGCCGCCGCCATGGAAGCCCAGCATGCCCGGACCAGTAATCGGGCCTTGCGCGCCAGGATCAGTCAAAACCCCGCTGTCGAACGCAGGCGCGGCAGGATCGGTAAAATCAACAGCAGGGGTAGGTGCATTGCCTGTGCCTGCAGGCATGCCGCCCGACAGGCTGCTGCCAACCGGAGGAATGACCGAGTACATCTGGCCGCCAGGACCGGGCCGGGGCATCCCAGGGATGTCACCGTATTGCTGCACGCCATGACGGCCGACAATGGCGCCACTTGGATCGAAGACGTCGTTGCCGGCGAACGACCAGCCCTGATTGCCGATTGCTTGCCGGTTCATGCCTTGGCCCTGCGGCGCCTGCATAGCCTGCGGCGCCTGCATAGCCTGCGGCGCCTGCATGCCCTGCTGCGCCAGCACTGCCTGCACAATAGCATTGCGCCCAGCATTCGGGTCCGGACCACCCTGAAACGAACCAAGCACATAGCCACCGCGACCGCCGGCAAGACTTGGATCGTATCCGGAATCACTAATCATCCGACGCCTCCGGGGCTGCTGCCGCCGGCATCATTGCCGCCACCACCGACGCCGCCAACGCCACCAGCATCGCCGGCGCCATCACTACCGCCAACTCCTGCACCGCCTTCGAAGCCCTGCGCGCCGCCGGTATTGCCCATCGATGCACTACCTTCGTAGCCGCCAGTAGCAGAGAAGCCACCGCCCCAGCCGCCACCCCACCCCTGCGACGCCATGGCCCCGGACATGGAATTAGCAACAGCAGCATCAGCAGCATTTGCCGCCGCCATTGCGGCACCAAAGTCGCCATAGCCACCAACGGCGCCGCCACCGCCACCGCGACCACCAACTGCACCGCCGCCGTAACCACGTCCGCCGCCTGTCGGTGCCGCACCCTGCGCTGCCATGGCATCGGCCATCGATTGCGCCACGGCGGCATCCGCCGCATTTGCCGCCGCCATTGCGGCATCAAAGTCGCCATACCCAGACATTGCAGCACTGTCGCGTCCGCGCCCGCCACCCCAGCCAAACGACGGTATGCCAGTCGGAGAAAAGTCTTCGGCAAATGTCCGATCAAAATTGGGCGTGTAGCCTCCGGGCACATAGCCCTTGTCTCCCTTTCCGCCCATCCCTTCCGCGAGAGCGTCAGGATCGGCAGGAGCAGCCGGCGCAGCCGGCGCACCAGTAGGCGTCGTCGCGTAATCGCTCCAGCCACCCCACCCGGTCGCGGCCGGTGCTCCCGTCTTTCCGCCGCCTGCAGCAAAGCCTCCTGTCGGCAAGCCATATCCACCCGTCTGCGCCGCCATCGCTGCTGCAGCCATGGATGCCGCCTGCGAGGCCTGACTGGCCTGCGACTGCGCGCTCGTGTCGTCGCCGCTGCGGCCGAACCCGCTTACCGGTGTCGGTCCTCCCACGTCAGGCTCGGCAAGGGTCGGCGATGCCAAGGCCGGGTCGGAGACGTTCTCGCCAAAGCCTTCCCGATCCGCGCCGCCCCTTCCGCCAAACGCGCCAAAACCGGTCTGGAAGTCAGCCTGCTGGGACGATGCCGGGCTATGGCCCTGATAATTCGGATCACCGAGAAAACCGCCGTATGCGTTGATGCCGGCGAGCGTATCTGCAGATACGTTAGGGTCGCTGAAGGTCGGGAATTGCCCTCCAGGCGGCAGCAGGCCCTGCTGTGCCAGATAAGCCTGCGTGACCGCGTCGCGTCCTTCGTTGAATGCCATCGGGCTTCTCCCTTAGACCGCGACGCCGACCTGCTCGGCGATGAACGAGATGCCGAGCATTTCGACGTCGGGCTTGGCCGCTTGATTGATCGACACCTGCACGATCGGTGCGTGTGAATAGCCGGTTTCGCCGATCGACACCCAGTAGGTCGAGCGCGTGTTCGGTGCCGGCGGTGCGGGTTGATCAAATCGCATGCCGTCAGCCGGATCGCCCGGGATTGGGAACGGCAGCGCGTGATCGTCACCCCACAAGCCCTGATCCCACACCTCGGCAATACCCGGATCTCCGCCGACATCGGGCGGCGGCGGCAGCGGCAGGTAGACGTAATTGATCGCGCAGGTGACCTGCGGGATGAACGGCTCTATTGCGCGCGTGTTGAATGAGCAGCGCGCTTGGCGCACGGTGAACTGGTTCGGCGGCGAGCCGAACACTTCCCAGCCGCCCACATAGGTCGCGACGTAAGGCACGCGCTGGTCGACGTCGGCGCCGTCCGTGATGGTGTCGTAGCCGCCGATGTCCGCCTGCATGATGCGGCCTTTTTGCGTGCCGAAGTACATCACGCCGTTCAGCGTCGTGAAGCACAGCGCGTCCCATCCAGTGATGCGGCACCATGCTCCGGTATGGGTGTTGACCACCATGCAGCGGTAATCACCCGGCAAGCCACCGGGCAGGGTGACGAACATGGCGCCAAGCCCGCTGAACTCGTCCCATTTGCACATCGTCCAGGGCAGGTTCCCGCGCGCCAGGACCTCGCGCATCCACATCGGGTGAACGTTCGTCGTGATGGCGGAGAATTCCAGCTGCGCGACGTCCTTCGACAGCGCTTGACTGATCGGCACGATGCCGTCCACCGTCGCGATCACGACGTCGCCGCCGACGCGCAGCCATGCGTTCTTTCCCAGTGGTCGGGTGATCTGGTAGCGCCCCTGCTGGCTCCAGTTGGCCGCGTCAGCCGGGTTGGTGCCGGTAAAGATCGCGATCTCGCCTTCGGTCGTGACGAAGATGCATTTATCGTCGATGCCGTCTCCCGCCGAAACCGACCACGCGCAACCAAACAGCAACGACCCGCCGAGCGTGAAAGCGCCCGAGAGCGGGATCTGCTCCAGCGCGCCGCCGACCGCGTAGACCGGCAGATACCAAGCGTTCATCGTGCCGCCCTGGATGAAGAACAGGCGGTTGCGGTATTTCCAGACCTGAGTAAGACCGAGCCCGGCAACGACCGGCGTGCCGGCCGGTCCGGTGATCAGCGACGGCGGCGTCGTGGCGCCCGGGCGCAGCTGCTGCCATGTGCTGCCATTGAAGCGCAGCACGTACTCGCCGGCATCATTTACGGCGAGCAGGTAGGTCGAGCCGTCCGCCGTCGCCATCGTGACGGTGGAGAAGTTGCCGTTGGTGATCGTGACATTGTTCGGTGCCGCGGGTGCGACCGGGATGCCGAAGCTGCCAGCGGCGGTTACGTCGTACAGTTTCGTTGCGTTGGCGGCGAACATCTTCTTGTTGGAGCCGGCAATGTAGTTGAACATCGAGCGCACCGGCTGGTTGTCCGGCGTGCCGGTAACGCCGAGCCGCGTCCACTTCTGTGATCCGCCGCGCAGCCGGATCGCGTTGTCGGTCGGGAACCAGTTGTCAAGCTCAAGCGCCGCAGCCGGCTGCATGAAGGCCGGATTCTCGTTCAGGATCAGGCCGCGCAGCGGTGCCGGCAAGGTCTTGGGCAGGACCTGCATCTGCACCTGCGCCGGGGCGGCGAAGCGCCGGAATGCGCGGTAGTGCGGCAGCGAGCGGTTGCTCATGGGTACGGCGTCTCAGGCGCACTCGGCGTCGGATACGGATAGCTCGCGTTTGCCGCAACGCTTAAAGTCTGCCGCCCGACCAAGATCGGCGACGGCTTGTCCGATCCCATGACCTGCGTCAGCGCGTCCTCGTAGTTCGCGATGTCCTCCGCGTAGGTGCCGCCCTTGTTGGCTTTCCACTGCCAGATCATCCCAAGCTTGAGCAGCCGCTCGGGCAGGCGGAAGGTGTCGGCGTCGGCGAGGAAGACATCACCATAGCCGCCGCTGGCGAGCGCGATGCAGTTTTTCTGCAGGTACCAGCATTTCAGCTGCACGCCGGCAGCGGGAGCCGGGCGAACATGCAGCTGGTCGCCATAGATGGTCCACGCTCCGCCTGGATCGGTCCAACCGTTCATCTCGTCGGTCAGCCATTCGTCCGGATCGGAGATGAAGGTCAGCGGCAGTGTCGGCTGCGCGGTCGAATAGATCTCCGACGTCTTGAGCATGCGCTGCCAGTTGGCCGGCAGAGGGAACGCGGTCGTGCTGCCGTCACCGGAAAAAACCGCAATCTCGCGCAGCGCCTGCCATTCACGCGTATTGTAGGCGATACGCTGCGCCATCTCGTTGGCGAGCTGGACCATCTCCCACATGGTGCGGTCCTGCGTCGGCAACAGGAAGATCGATCCGGGCGGCGGTCGCACGCCGACGACGGCGCAGACTTCCTTCACCACCGACTGGACCGTCATGGATCAAGCCCTCGCGTCCTCTGCCATGCGCAGCAGCGTCTTAATCGACGGGTTGCCGATCGGTTTTTTTCCCGTCGTCTCGGCGATGAAGGCGCGCAACTGGGCGCGGTTCATGCCAACGAACTCTTCGCTGACGTTGGCCGACGCCGCGACCTTCGGCTCGCCCTCGCCGTCTTCGTCCTCGTTATCTTCCTCGTCGTCATCGTCGTCATCCGGCGGCAGCGGCTTTTCCGGCTCCGGCTTGGGCGGGGCAGCCAGATATTGGCGTTCCTCCTGCGCTACGCTGAGTTTTGCGGAGAGCGCCTCGATCTGTTGCTGCATGCGCATGACCACGGCGTTGTGGTCGCTCGACGCGAGATAATCGATAGCAAGATTTTTCAGGTCGCGTCCGCCCATCCCAAGGTTCTTCAGCGGCTGCCCGTCCAGTTCAGCAAGTGCTTCCGCGGTGTAGATCGAGAGCGCGCGCAGCTCGGCGCGTTTGCCCTCTGTGAGGAACGGCAGATAGTCGAGCGGCGTCCCTTCCTTGGTCTGCGCCGTCTTCGCCTTGAATTGCTGATACTGCCTGGGCCAGCGCTCCGCGTAGGTGATCCTGCGCCGTTCGCCGGTTTCCTCGTCGTCCTCGAAGTGTGAATACTCCGTTGACGGGAACACGTAGCAGTCGCGCGTACCGGCGAAGCGGATTTCCACCACCTCGACGTCGTCGAAGATCGGCCGGCCGGCAGCCGTGCTCTTGCCGGGGTTCTTCATTGCGATGTTCTTGAACAGCGGCGTGAGGCCGGCATCCTGTTTAGCCATGCACCCTTCTCCTGGAATTTGGAGGCCGGCCAAGCGCTGGCCAGCCTCCAGGGGTTGATCGTTACGCGGCAGGATTGCTGTCGCGGAACCTCCAGTTGAACATCGGATTTACAACCGTAAGTTCTCCCATCCAGCCAATGAACTGTGCGATTGCATCCTTGTCGATCGGCATCTGCCCGTCGCCCTTGAACAGCTTGTCGAAGTTGCGGTTGGCATTGTAGCGCAGGCGGAAGCTGTCGGTGTTCAGCCCAAATGTCGTGTCGGCGGGCATGTTCGAGCCGATGCCGCCGTCGAGCACGATCTCCGCACGCTTGCCACCGCCGATGTATTCGAGCGTCGAGAAGCCGAGCTTGCCGAGCGTGCTTTCATTGGTCTGCCGCTGAATCGCGACCGTCGCGGCATCGTAAGCCGCATAATGCTCGGCGCTCATCAGCAGCAGGTCGGCATAGCTTCGACCGCGCGACTGCTTGGTCATGATGTAGTTGAGTTGCGGGCGGATCGTGGTCGAGGACACCTGCGTACCAAGCGCTGCCGGCCACGTCTCGGAGCCGGCACCACTGCTCGGATCGTAGGTCTTGGTGCGCCAGATCGCATTAAGACCGCGATCGATGCCGCCATAGACCCCGGTGTTCGGCAGCACCGGCACCGCGGTTGCGAGCCCGGTCAATTGCTTGCCGCCGTTCGCCGTCCCCGCGCTGTACATTGCAACGTCCATGGAATCTTCCAGCGATCGCTCGGCGGCGTCCATGTACGATTCGAGAGTATCCATGATCTGGCTCTCGCCCTCGTTGTTCAAAATCTCCTGCATGGACAGGATGATGGGAACGACGACCATCTTCGGAGAGAAGAAGGCGTCATTGAAGATGTCGATCGCGGGGTTCAGCAGCTGATCGTATCCCGAGTACCACTGCGCATCGGCCTTGCCGATCTGCAGCGTCTGGCGGATGCGCGGGCCGGAGTAGGTCCGCCACAGTCCCTTCTTGCGCATCAGCGCAAGCAGAGCGTTGTTGTTGGAGACGAGATCCTCGTAGGACGATGAGCGCTCTTCGAGCGCCATCGACAGGACCTGTTGATAATTGACGTCCGTGGTGACGTTAGGCATTGACTAGACTCCCGATCTGACTTTGCGAAATGCAGACTTGAGCGCGTCGCGGGACGACACCTTCTTGCGGGCGTCGCGCGGCTGCGATGCAGGGGTGCCGCCGTTCGGGGCACCGGAGATCGAGCGATCGACCTCGTCTGATCGGGTCTGAGCCGTCGTGTCGCGGGTCTGAGCCGCATGTGTTGATCCGTTGCCGGATCGTCGTGTCGGCCCATCGGGCCGGAGCCTCATGGCGCGCTCATACGCAGCATTGAGCGGCCATCCAAGATCCATCTCCTGCTTGATGAGGTCGAGACGATCATCGAAGCCGGGATGCGTGTCGGCGAACTTGTCGATCACCGAGCGCGTGCTCTTGAACTCCTGCTGATATTGCATGTGCTGAAAGCCGGTAGCAAGCCTCTCCATCTGCTGATGAAGTTTGCCGATCTGCAGGTTCTGCGCCTGTGAATGGTTCTGCTGCTGCACCAGCCGGTGCTGCTCCGGGGTCAGCCGCAGCACGTCGCGCGCGAAGTCGTAGACGCTGTAGCGTCCGCCGTTCGGGCCGCGCAGCTGCATGTTGTTGATGATCAGGTCGATGCCGCCGAACAGGTCCGAGCGCAGCTGCTTTTCGATGCCGGTGTAGTTGGTGAGCGCGTCCTTGATGGTGGTGCCGCTCTTCTGCGCCATGTCGTGGAACTCGCGCAGCTCGTGGAACGCCTCTGCGCCCGCGCGATACTGCTGGATGCCGCGCTCGTATTGCTGGAACGCCTGATGCGTCGCCCCGCGCACGCTCTCCGGCACCGCGTCCCAGTCCGCCCTGGCCGCCTCGCTGAAGCGCGGTGGGGCGTCGCGATAAGGAGCATCGGCAGCCAGCGGAGCGTGCTTGCTGGGTTGTTGCGTCTCCGCCGGCTGCCTTCCGTCCTCGTCGGCCGGTACTCCTGCGGTCGGCTTGGACGAAACAAAACGACCCTTCTCGCGCGGCTGCGCAGATTTTTCCTCCCCTTTTCCCCGATCCTCACCGGGGGTTTTCCCGTCCTCCTCGGCAGCCTTTTTGCCCTCCTGTGCGGCGGCCGACTTGGCGAACGCGCGCTCGATCGCCTCGCGCCGGCCAGCGGTGCGCTCATGCGCGATCTGCTCGGCCGACTTGTCCGGAGCCTGGACGCCAGTGCTGCCGTGCTGCGGCTCCGGCGACTGCTCAGGTATCGTTACTTCGGTCGGTACGCTCGGCGGCGGGCTGCCGGCGTCTGCCGTCGGGGTGGTGATGTCGTTCATAATGTCCTGCCCGAACTTTCTCGATCGCGTCCTTGACCACGCGTCGGCGCGTGACGCGCTGCTCGTGTGCAGTCGCCGATCGTTGTTTCGGCCGCGGCTTCTCGTTGCCGACCTCAGTCAATCCGAGCGCGCGGCCGACAGCCCGGAATGCCGCTTTTGAGGTGTAATATTTGCCATCGACCTGCTCGGTCGGCGGCATCGTGTCAGAAATCACATACGGCCGCGGCAGGTCGGAACGTGCAATCGGGATCTCGCGCCGATCGACGCGCCACCGTCCAGGCTCATACTCGATCAGACGGACATCCATTTCAGCCTCACGGCGACGGCGGCACGGTGAACGTGACTGCAAGTCCCGGCTTGCCGACCACCTTAGTAACCGCGAGGCCGTAACCGTTCGTCGCCTCCGTCACCGGGAGGCCCAGCTTCGGCGTCGTGGCGGTGACATCGACAACAGGCATGCCGCCTGTCGCGACGGTAACAACAGGCGTGCTCATGCGCTTTCCTCCTGGCGCGGCCCGGGGTGACGGATCACCCCGGGCCGAACACCTCACGCCTTCGGCGTTGCCGTCGGCGGCTTCGGGGTGGTCGAGGATCCAGGCGGCTTGGTGGGCAAATGCTCCGGCGCGGGCGGCCCGCCCGGATACCAGACCCAGCCCACACCCGGCACCCAGACCAGGACGTACATCGGCGGCTTCTCACCCTCTTCCGGGGGCTCGGGCGGCAGCACGATCGGGAACGACGGCGTCCCCGGCCAGATCACCGGAGGCTTCCCGCCGCCACCTTCGGGCGGTGGCAACGGATAGCCGACCTGCGGAGGCGAGACGCCACCCCAGAAGCCGGGAGGCTGGCCTCCACCGCCTGGGGCGATCGGATGAGTTGGGAAGCCCGGACCCTGCGAGGGGCCTCCACCCGGAGCGATCGGATGGGAAGGATGGCCCGGCGAGGGCCATATGCCCGGACGACCAGGAAGGCCCTGGTCAGGACTACCCGGGGAACCCGGCAGGCCCTGGTCCGGCCGGCCTGGGAACCAGGGCAGGCCCTGGTCCGGATATCCCGGAGCGCCGCCCCAGATGCCGGGCGGAGGCCCACCAGGAGCGATCGGATGGGTCGGAAAGCCGGGGCCGGTCGATGGCCCGCCGCCCGGAGCGATCGGGTGGGTCGGATCGCCGCCGCTGAGCGGGACGATCATCGCGAGGAAAGCTGCCATTCGTAGTCTCCCTTTGGTTGTCGCGTCTTGCTCTTCAAGTGAACGTCAGTGTCTGCGGCGTAAGCAGCGGAACATCGGCAAGGCTGATGCCGATGCTGCGCGTTCCCGCCAATGTACGCTTCGGTACGTTGGCGGTGATCGAGGTCGCCGACACGAAGGTCGAGTTGATCACGGCGCCGTCCACCGTGACCTTGGTCTGCGGCGTGAAGGTCGTGCCGGTCAATGTCACGGCAGTCGTGCCCGTGCCGGCCGTGTCGGTGGTCGGTGAGATCGAGGCGAGCGCCGGAGCGGTTAGCGGCGACATCGACGAAGGATGCGTCTTGTTTGGCACCTCGGTATAGGAACCGTTGGTGCTGTGCATGATGGCGCGCGGATTGGTGGTGTCATGCACCTCGGTGCCGGAGCCCTCCGCGCGGCCGATTGCGGTCGCGGCATCGAGCGGGGTCAGGAAGATCCCCTTGCTCGCCTCGTCAGGCGCAAGCGCCTGATCCGGCACCTTACCGGCAGGTGTCGGCGGCGTGCCCTGCCAGGAGGCGGCCACATTGGTCGGCGGCGTCGGGTTGGCCGGCGTTGCCGTGGTGGTTCGATCAAGTGCGGTAGTCGGGGCAGCCATGGTCAATCCTCCTCATTTGCGCTTACGCGCGTCCTTGCGCAGCAGCTCGATGACGTCGTCCTTGTTGCTGGCGTCACTGATATCGACACCGCGCGCCTCGGCGAGTTCATCCAGCTCGCTGCGCCTCATGCCCTGCAGCTCCTCGGTCGAGGGAAGCGGCTCGCGCTCAAGAACAGGCTGCTCCGCTGCCTTGGTTGGCTCGCGCCCGGCCTTCCTGGCCTCAGCCTCTTCTTCCTTGGCAAGCTTCTCGCTGCGCTCGGTGTCGGCCTTGCGGTCCTGCTCGGCGAGCTGCTCGGCGTCGACGGGCGCGTCATCGCGCCCCTCGCGATTGTTCAGCGCCACATTGACGGCAGCGGTCGGCATTACATCGACGTTCTCGGGCGGCAGCTCGGTCCATTGCATCTCGGTTTGCTGCGCGGAAGCGGCCTTCTCGTGCTCGGCAGCCTGCGGGTTCTCCCTGGCTTGTTGACTGTCGTCGTCTACTTCGGTCCAGTCATCGCTCTTCGCCTTCTTCGCCATCATCGCCTCCTCATTGCCGCGGGTTATATCGATCTTGTGCGGCGAGCGCACCCATGCCGACCGGCGCACCACCAACGATGCCGTACTTCTTCACGATGTCGACGATGCCCGGATCGAACACAACGTAGTTGCTGGTTGGCTTGTTACCCCCTTGTTGTATCAGACGAAATATCTCATCGCGTTCTGGCGAAGCCCAACGTTCAACAGGGTTACTTTTATAAAACAACTCGCCAGCTTTCTGAGTGTCCCCGCCCGCTACTTCAATGAACCTTCGCGCTTCATTTGCTATCGGGTTATCGTTATGCAGTGCCTGACTAAACCGCGATCCCTGATCGAGATAGCGGATGCCGGGGATGCCTGCCTCGCGCAGCGTTTGAGTGGCAAGCGGCTTGTCTATTCCAACGCTACGCAACGGGTCCATTCGCGGCGCCGCTTGGCTGGCAATGGTGTTATAGACAGTAGAACCAAACATCTCCGGCGCATAAACGATGTTGCCCGGATTGAACGATTCAAAAAGCTTGTTGCGCGGAGCAAATCCAGCGACAGCCTTTTGTACTTCCGGCGATTGCTGTGCAAGCCGCTTGTCCCAGTCGAGCATCTGCTCGGGCCGCGCGTTGATGTTCACCTCGTAGGTGCGCGGGCCAACCAGGCGACCGCTCTTTAGAATCTCCAGCGCTTCATGGTTCTTCGCCACGATGCGCTCACGATTGGCGCGGTCATGCGCGTTGGTGGCGCCGCCGATGTAGCCGGCGTCATATTTCTTCGAATCCTCCAGCTCCTCGATCGCCTTGGCACGATTGAAGTCGTGGTTCTCCAGGACACTGACAGCTTCCATCTCGGCGGGGTTATAAGCGAAACGGTTCTTGAATTGCTGCCAGTATTGTCCGCCCTGGCCGCTCACCTTCGGGTTCTCGGCGAAGTACAGGCCATGCCCGTAGACCTGCGCGCCCTCGCCCGTGCCGATCTTAGAGACGTCGAACTTGTCGAAGTCGTGCGGAGATGAATGGTAGGCACGGATCGGACTGAGGATACTGCCCATGCGCGGATCACGTGTCGCACTGGCACCCGCGCCGAGCGCGACACTGCGTGGATCATTGGAGCCTGCGCCGAGCGTGGTAGAACCGGGATCAACTTTTGGCTTGACCGGATGCCATTGATTGTCGGTGCCAAGGTATTCAAGCTGCTCAGCCGGGACAGGCTTGGTGGAATACAAGTCTCCAGTACTCTCGCGCCTGATAGGATGAACGTCCTGGCGCATGCGCAGCAAAACAGGCGAACCTTCCTCTGGCGCGAACTGCCACGTATTCTCCGCCGAAGGGGTGAAGTAGTTTCGTCGTTCACGCGCACCATCCGGCCAAGTCGTCTGGTCGGTGAACTCGTGCGGCTTATGAACATTCAGCTTGCCGCTCTCGGCAATGTCGCGCACGTTCTCGCGACTGGTCGCATGATAGACATATCCAGGCTCGGATGGTTCGGCGCCGCGCACGGTCTTAAATTCCGGCAGGAGTGTACGTGGTGCTTGCCCGCCTCCCACGCCGATCGCACCCGGAGGCGCCGCGCCGGGTAACCGGCCCGCGCCGATCATGTTGAGCGCAGTATCGACGCCAAACTTGTCGAGCGCCTGCTGACGCTGCATCTCGCGCCCCACACGATGCGGGGTAAGCGGCTCGTTCGGGTCGGGATAGCGATCGAGAATGGAGCGCTCGTCGACTGGGGGCGTGACCATCCCGGCAATCATCCTGGCCGGGACGGCACCGTAGTCGAGAGCACGATCTAGTGTCGATTGCTGCGGTGCAGCGCCCAACCCTGCGCGCGGCCGGTCGGGGTCCCACCGTTGTGGCGGTTCCACGGCGCGCGCACCGCCGAACAGATGACCTGCCAGCCCAGGGCGCTCATAGCGCTCGCGGTGCTGCTGCACGACCGGCAGCTCGAATACCTGCCGATCCGGCTGGCCGGGTTCCTGCACCGTCGTGGTGTAGCGATTGCTAAAGGTCGGATCATACGTCGATCGCGCAGCGAGTGCGCCCATCGGATGAGGTGACGGCTGTTCGGCCGGCGTCAGGTCCGGCTCGAACAGCCGCCCCGTGGGGCGACCCCCCTCTGCGGCAGGGCGGCCCCAGGCCATGTCGTTGGGCGGCGGCGCCTCGACGCCGAGCGGCCGCACCGTGATGCGCGGAACGCCACGCTGCATCAGCTCCAGCTCGGTTAGCTCGTCATACGGATCAGCCATCTCAGCCCGTCCCGGTTGAGAATGCGAACAGCACAATGGCGCAGACGACCGCGAACGCGATGATCACCAGCACCAGAGTGCGATCGTTAGCCATACCAGCCCCCGTCCTGGTAGGCGGCAAGGTCGGCGAGCGCGCCCATCCTGGCGCCGGGCAGCGCACTGGCAGCATCCGGGCCCGGGGTCAGGGGGCCCGGCGCCGTCGCCGGACGGGAGGCGGGAAGCGGGGGAGTCCCGCCCGGAAAGGCCGGCGGCAGCTGCGGAGTGGAAAGGGTTTGACCACCCGCAGCTGCCCCTCCTCCGGTTGGCCTAGTTGGCACGTCAGCGCCGGAGGATTGCGTCATTGCCACCGGGGAGCGGGGGTTGATTGCCATGGCAAGACTTCTACCAACGGATTGGAGGCCGCCGCGGATCCCGCGCGGGTTCGGCGCATTCATCAACTGTTGCTGGTACAGCCGCTGGGCGATGTCGTCGCGGCTCGCTGGCGCGGCCGTTGCGCGCGCGGCATCGTCTGGCAGCGCCGGGCCGCCCGCCTGCCGATCGGCGCCGCCATAGAGGGCGCGCGCATTGCCTTGCCGCTCGGAGAGCGACTTGTCGCCGAAGCGCACGACCTGATTGCCGAAGGCCTTGGTGGCGGCGTCGATGTCAGGCGCTTTATTGAAGTCGGACGCGTTGCCGCGCTCGGTGGTGCGCAGCTCGTGCCCGATGAAGTCGGCCTGCACGCCGGGATCGGTCCATGGCTTGCCCTGCTGCGCGGCGAACTGCTGCAAGTTGGTAAAGCGCGGGCCGCGCCATTGCATCAGCCCGTAAGCGCCTTCGTCCTTGTTGACCGCAGCCGGGTTGAGGCTGCTCTCACGCTGTAGGTTGCCGACTACGGCCGCCGCCTGCATCTGCGACATGCCACCGGCCATCAGCCGCTGCATCAGGAAATCGGCGTCGACCGGCATCACGGACCTCCCGGCTTCGGCATCAGCATCTGCTTTTCTTTCAGCTGCGCGGACTGCGCGAACTGCTGGTCTTTCTGGCGCGCGGCCTGATTGAACTGCTGCGCCTTCTGCTGGCGTGCGACGGCATTGTCCTGCGCCTTCATCGCCATGCCCTGGCGCACTGCAGCGTTCTTCTCCGCCTGACCACGCTGCGCGATCTGCTGCTTCTGAGTATTCAGCACGAAGTCTCCTTGCATCTTCTGCAGGTCGGCGGCGTGCTTCTGGCGGTCGCGTTCCATCTGCGCCTGAATCTGGATGATCTTGGCCTGCCGCTCCTTCTCGGCGCCCTGGAACTCGATCATCGCGGCATCGCGCTCGTTGCGGTTCTTTTCCTGCTCGGTGCGCATCTTGGCGGTGATCTCGGCGATCTGTAGCTGGCGATCTTTGTCGTTCTCCTGCGCGGCGTGCTGCAGCTTCATCTGCTCGATCTGCATCTTCACCTGCGGGTCTTCGCCGGTCTGCTGCTGAGTGCCTTGCGGCATCTGGCCGGACGCGGCCATCTGAGTGAGCTGGTCGACCATTTCGTCGATCGAGCTGTCGAGCGCACGCCCGGCGCGATAGGGCGCGACCGCGAACTTAAGGATGTCGCCGCCGAACTTCGCGGTTAGCGGCATCTGCATGATCATGCCGCCGACTTGCTGGATCAGGCCGGCCAGCACGGCGACGAACTCGCCGCGCTGTTCCTTTTCCTGCTGCTCGTCGATCATGATCGTCGAGTCGGTTTCGATGTCGAGCGTGAACGAACGTGCGCGGTTGTCGCGCAGGAACGCCAGCACGTCCTCGACCGTCGCTTGGTCGGTCAGCTTCTTGATCTCGGCCTTCGCCTGTTGGATCACCTGCTGCTGTTGCGCCTGTGGGTTCGGCGGCGGCTGCATCGGCGGTTGCTGCGGCCGCATCGGCGGCTGCTGCATCGGCGGTTGCTGCGGCCGCATCGGCGACTGCATCGGCGACTGCATCGGCGGCTGCTGCTGCTGCATCGACATCTGCATCAACTGCTGCTGCACGGCCTGGGTGATCTGCTGCACCTGCATCATGATGTCGGCCTTGCGCGGCAACTGCTGCTGCGACATCGCGATGATCGTCTCGTCCTCGAACTTCTCGGTGATGATCTCAAGCGTGATTTGCACGCAGTCCCTGGCGATGCGCGCCATCTCACCCTGCTTGTCGCGGATGCGTACGGCGCCGGACTGCATCTTCATCTTCTGCGCGCCGAGCGTCTCGTCGGGATCGGTCGAACCGCGCATGATGTCGGACAGGCCGACGATCTGGTAGATGTCGTCGATCACTTGCTTGCGGATGCCGACCAACGACAGGACGGTGTTGGCGATCTCCTCAGTCGGCAGCCAGACGATAACTTCCTTCGAGCCGCCGAACGCCGCCCAATTACTGATCGGCACCAGGATGCGGCTCGCAGATTTCATCTTGATGGCTTTTTCGATCGCGTCGGCAATCTCGTTGCTGCCAGATGGATAGAAGCCCTTCACCTCGATCGCGTCGGTGAGCGCGTGAATGCGCCCGGTCAATGAGTTCAATTCTTCCATCTGGTCGCGGTAGTACTCGACGTCAGGCACCGGGATGAGCGAGCCGGGCTGCACCGTCGCGTAGGCCGGCTGCGGGCAGGGAAAGTAGCCGTCCAGATCAAGATGCGGCTCGGCACTGTCGAGCAGCACCTCCGAGCCCTCGGCCACCCACACCACCTTGCCGGCAGTGCGGTGCCACATCTCCCAGATCTTGGCGCGCTCGCGGTCGTCCATGCCGCCGACGTCGCGTTCGTCGCGCTGCACCTTGTATTCAAGCTTGTCCCAGGCGTCCTTAGAATACTTGGCGAAGCGCTTCTTCGCCTCGCGCCGCGTCAGATAGCTGGCGGCGGCGACCCATTCGACCTCGGCCCAGTTGCGGCAGATCGAGTGGAGGAAATCGCGCCGGTCCTTGTGCTCGATGCAAACCTTCTCGGGACGACGGTTCTTGCCCAGCTCGTGGCGGCACCACAGCACGCCGCGGCCGTGCAGCGAGACGCCGTCACGCACTAGCTTCAGCGCGGAATGGATGTAGGAGAGATCGAACGCGACGTTGGCGCAGCGCTCGGCCATCTCGCTTGCAGCCTGCGGGATCGGTCGACGGTCCTTGAACTTCGGCACCACCACCGGGATCGGCGGGCGCGCGTAGATCACCGGGCCGAGCACCTGGACGTTCGACCAGAACATCTGAAACTGGCTGTCGCGCTGCGCGCGCAGCCGTTCGAGGTTGGCGTACATCTTGTCGATGTTGTCGCACGCCTCGTTCCACTCCTCGAACGCGCGCTCGCTCTCGCGGATCAGCTCAAGCCACGCCTCGGCGTTCTTCGGCTCGGTAAAGACGTTTACTTCATCGCTGAGCTTGGTACGCGGATCGGAAACCTTCATGTCAGATCATCCTTGGAACATGAACACCAGCCATGCCCAGCAGCACCGTGATGATCCACAGCACGACCAGCACCAGGATGATCACGGACACCACATAGATGATGGTGCGGAACGGCTCGGCGATCGGAATCAAGGCCATCAACTGCTGGATGCCCCACCACAGCACGCCGAGCACGATCAATGCGAAGATGATGCCGATCAGAGTACCGATCATGACGCGCCCTCCTCAGCTGAAGCTGTAGCGGTTCTTGACGTTGAAGTTGAAGTAACGTCCAGGCGAGCTTGCCCGCACGATCCCCTGATAGATCGTGATCGGCACGTCGTAATAAGTGTAAGTGCGCCCGCTCTGCAGGAACGTGATCGATAGCGTCTGATCCTGCTCGCTATAGCCGACGCGGCTGATCGCGCTCGAATTGACTGACTGGCTATGCTCGCCGAGCGCCTCAGCCCAGCCGACATCGCGCCGCGCCGAGCGCGCCGCCGCGAGCCGGCCAGCTGCACGTATCAACTGCGGTGAGATCGCCATCACTCGACCTCATGCGGCTGCCGGTTCGTCATCTCCGCGCGGGCTCCCGTCCGCATTGCGCGTGATCGCCACATCCGCCCACATCGCAAGCTCGCGCAACTTGCGCAGCAGGTAGGTCTTGTCGGCGCCGTCCGGCACGATCTCGGCGAGCGTGCGCGCGTACTGCTCACAGGCCTCGCGACACACCTGCATGCTGGCGAGCTGCTCGTCGTTCGGCTTGGCGTCCCAAAACGTGTCCTCGTGCAACCGCGTCATGCGTGCCCCTTCACGTCGTTGTCGTCGAGCGCATCGAGCGCGGAAGGGTCCTGCGCGTCAGCCATGGCGTTAAGATGGATTGCGATGGTGCGCAGATGGTCGGCGTTAGTGATGCCGGTTATCGTGCTGAGCGTGACCTCGTCCTGGTTGGCCGGCAACGCAACCACGAGCACGAACTCGAACGTGGCGCCCTCGTACAGGCCGGTGAGCGCGTTGTGGATACCACTAGCAAGAAGCGACATGCGCTCGTCGGGCGCGCTCTTCATCACAGCTCGATCCTCCCGGGGCGGCGGATGTTCGGCTCGTCGGGCGGCGGGATGAACCATCCTGACGGGAATCGCTCCTGCACCCTTACCACCGGAAGCAGCTTCCACGCCAGCGCGCTATGACGCTGCACGCCGCTTGCGCAGATCGGCGGCCTTACAATTTGGGTGACAAAACTTGGCGCGGGTAGGAAGTTGAGTAGGAAACTCCCTATCGCAGTAATGGCAAACCGCCCGGTGCCAAGGACGATCGAACCGGCCGCGCAGCTTGGCGCCGTGTGCCTTATGCCAAGCTTTCCCTTCATCCGATCGATGCCAATCAGCGGCGCGCCTAAGCGCAAGAGCGGATGGCGGCAACAGCTTTCCTCCCCGAATCTGTTCAACGATATGCAGGCGACGGTGCTCCGAGCGCGAGATCAGTTCAAGGTTGCCGATCGAGTTGTTGAAGCGATCACCATCGCGATGATGCACCTCATACCCCTTCGGGATCGGCCCGTTGCGATCGATCCAGATCGCCCGATGCAGATTGCTCGGGCCGCCCCTCGACCACTGCTCTTACCGATAATATGGGCCGGGCTCGCACAGGCGATACTTGCGGCCTTTGAAAGTGATGAACTTCGGATGCATGACTTTCCCTCTGTTGATAAGGAAAAGTAACGCAATACATCCAAAGGTTACAACTCAATTCGCCCTGGTCGGCGAATGTTTGGCTCGTCGGGCGGTGGGATGAACCAACCCTGCCGCTTTCGTTCAGAAGGCCGTACATTTGGCAACAACTTCCACGCTAAAGCGCTATAGCGAAACGCGTCAGAGTAGTGCGTGGCCCAGTTGCGTTTTTCCTCCTGCTTGAACGCCTTCAGCTCGGCGTCCCACTCGCGGCAATACTGCTCCAGCGCCGCAATGCCGACCTCCTCGCAGCGCGGATGGAAGATCGCCAGCGGCAGCGTACGCCGCGCCGCCTCAATGCCGTCGAGCTTGCCCAGGTTGGGCACCAGCTGCGGATTGAGCCCGAGCGCGCTCATGCTCTCGACGCGCGTTCGCCCCGAACCCCACTCCTTCACCTTGGCATCGTGCGGCACGTAGTCGATGCCGTCCTTCCAACCGTGCAGCGCGCGCTTGCGCTCGATCACCTCGGCATAGTGCTCGACGCCGACCGTGCTCGCACCATAGACGTCGAGGAAAAGGATCTGCGCGCCGCGCATCTGGAAGAACCAAATCGCCGTATCGTCGCGCACGCCGATGTCCCAACCACGGTGCACAGGGAGATCGGGATCGTGCTCGACGTCGATGATGCGCTTCTCACGCCGCACGTCGATCATCTCGAGCGCGAAGTAGGCTCCCAGGATACTGGCTTGGAAATTACAGAGGTACTCGCTCTCGAACTGCGCCTGTCCAACGTCGCGACCGAATAGCGCGTGGTATTCTTTCAGCGCCTCGTCGAGCTGCTCGTCGCTGAGCGCGCCAGTGTCGTGCGCGGTGAGCAGCGAGACAAACCAACGATCGTTCTTCAGCGCCATGTCATACATCGTCTTCGCGTGGTTGCGTCCGCGTGGCGTCGTGATGAACAGCGCGTAGCCGTTGTTCTCTTCGAGGATCGGACGGTGATAACCCCACGCACCAGGATGCGCGAGCGCCCACTCGCTATAGGTGATGCCCGCGACGGCGGAGCCGACCGTCGTGTCGTAACGATCGCTGCCGATCACCTGCCATGTTGATCCGTTGTGAAAACGAATGAACATCTCGTTGTCGTTGGTGCTGGCGCGCAGCTCACACGGAAACGCTTCATCGATACGACGAATGCCAGTATGCGCGTTGACCGCGGTCCAGATCGCCTTGCGGCCCTGCTCGTATTCCGGCAAGCAATGCCAATAGTTGCCGATGCGCTCCTGCGCGGCACACGCGGCGAAGTGCAGCGCGACGTCGTCCTTGCCGGCGCGGCGATGCCATACCGCCAACGCGCGCTTGCCGCCGTCGATGAGATGATAAAACAGCGGTTCCTGGTACGACCGCGGCCGCCAGTTATTCGGAAGCTGGAGGTTTGCCATTGCCGTTTATCGCATGGCCGTTTGGCTTCTTGTGCTCGATCGTCAACGGCAACGGCTCGAAACGGCGGATCACCTCGACGATAATCTTGGTTGCGTTCACGTCAACCTGAAACGGAATGATCTTGGAAAGCGCAGGCACGAACACCTGCGGATGCGAGAGCGCGACGGAAGTAAGATAGTTGTCCAGTCCTTTATCGCCGCCACCGCCTGCGCGATTCGCCGCGCGCAGGAACGCCTCCTTCAACAGGAGCGTCGGCGCAGTCGGACCGGGCGCACGCCCTTTCGGGTTAGGCGACGGCCCGCCCTTTTTCCAAGTTGCGCTTGATCGCGCCACGCTGCTCCCCTCTGATCTGAGCAGCGAGCTTTAGCACGCCGACAACGCATGCGCGAGAACCCCCTGCGTCGGCAAGGGGTTCTCGCCCATTTCAGTTTTGTCAAGTATTTTCAATAACTTACAATTTCACCCAGTCGCCGCCCGCGCGCTTGTGGGTCTGCTGCCAACCAGCAAAGCGCGCTTCCTGCTCAGCCAGGAACTCAGTCTGCATGCGTATCCGGCCATCATGATCACGCAGATCGTGTACCTTGCGATCACCCAAGTGCCCGGCAGCCACCTCAGCACGCGCCTTGCGCAGCGCGTCGATGCTGTTCTTCAACCCTTCAATCATAAGCCCGAGCGCATCACGCGCCACCTCGAACGGCAACTTGCGCGCGCCGAAGCAACTCGGCGTCTGTCCGTATCTGGGACGCTCGAAACCGTGATGCGCGATCACGCCCATATTGGCGAGGATCGGCCGGCCGCAGCATTGACAGTGCATGCGCTGCGCCATCACCATACCCCGAGCCTTTCAAGCGCTTCGCGATCACGCTCCGCCATGATCTGATATTCACGCGGCAGCTGCTCGAAATGCACCATCACCTCCTCGCAGATCGCACGCTGCTCCCGCGACATGAGCAGAATAGAACCGATGCTGACATGATATGGATTGCAGACCATCATGGCGCCTTGCCATGCAGCTGCCGCCAGCGTGTTGGAACGCGGGCAGCGCGCCAGCAACTGCCCACGATACTTGCCGCGCGTCGCATAGGCTCCTGCGAGCGCAGTCCTGGCGGTATCGGAAAGCTTGTTCATTAGAACACCATCTGCAGCAATGCCATCACCATGACGATCAGCATCAACGCCCCGTAAACGATGAACGGCGCGGCGATAAACAACGCGATGACGGTGCAGAGAAAGTTGAAACCACTCATCGCGCCGCCACCTTCACGCTGGTAACCTGCTTCACGGTAGTATTCGCGGTAATAAACTGTGGGCTTAACTTCGCGCGCACCGCGGCCATATCGAGCGTCGCACGGTCGACCGTGGTCACCGTCACGCGAAACAACTCACCTTCGTGCTTACCGTCACCAAGCGCCAGCACGGCTTCACGCAGGATTGCTTCCTGCGCTTCGAGGTCAGCGATCTGCGCCTTGATGGCACCGAGCGCGTCGATCGGGTTGTTGGTCTGGATCTGCATGTTGGTTCTCCGTTGAATTTCAGTAGCTTACGGGTTTCGTGGGAATTTCATGGGAATTTCATGGCCCGTGCTCTTCACGCGCGATCATCTCTTCGATGATCACCTCATGCAGCGCCTTCATGGCATCGGTGAAACTGGTGTACTCGCGGTCGTCGACCGTCTCGCCATACTCGTCGACCAAGACAAACGTAGTCGGTGAATTCGCCTCGACGCTCCAGCTGGAGACATCGACGCCACCACGCGGGAGCCGGCTCATGCCTCACCTCCAATCGGCTCGTTCATCCAACCGAAGGTGTCGCCGTTGGGATCGTTATTGCTCCACGCTCCCGGCCGGTTGGCGTGAGGGATCTTCGGCACCCACGCCTCGACGATGTTTACCAGCATGCCATCGCGCTTGGCTTCGACCGTGACGTCGAAGTCTTTGCAACATGAGAAGTGCGTGGTCGACGGAACCGCCACCATCTTCTGGCGGCTGCAGGTCGGGCAGGAAAGGGTGTGGTAGCGGGTCATCGGGCAGCTCCTCGGTTGGTGTCATCAGTTAAAGCACGTCTTAACTTTATAGGCAAGGCCTTTTTTAATAGTGAACCATAAATTTTCGGCCCGACCGCCCGTAGATGCGCCAGCCGGTATCCTCCAGCTTATTGTTAATCTGGTTGACGTGGACGTTAAGCGCGCGCTTGCGCTTGGTCGGATCCGGGTCGCCGCCGAGCGGCAGCCGCTCCAAGATGGCGTCGAGCAGCAGGCCTTCTTGGCCGGCCGCCTTAAGCATGTCGACCAGCTTCGTCTTGAGCGGCGACATCGGGACGCCGAAGCGCTTGCGCCGCAACGGGGCGCCGCAGTGAGGGCAGGTCGGCTTCGTCTGCATCACGCCGCCTCCGCTTTCCGCAGCTGCTTGATCACCTGGAAAAACTCGACCCAGCGCTTGTTGAACAGGTCGCGCCGGTCCTCATAGGCCTTCAACTTGTCGGCGCTCGAGATGCGCCAGTCGTAAGCGCCTAGATCACGCCGAGCCTCGTCGGCCTTGTTGGCGTAATGCAGGCTAGCGACGTTAATGCAGTCGAAGATGTCTTCGGCCTGCTCGGCAGTCAGCTCGACGGTGATTTTGCCGGTCATGGTTCAGCCCTCCACTTTGATGTTACGCGGCAAGCCGTACTGCTCGCGCAGCGCGCGGTAGCGCGGGTCCATCAGCTTCTGCCGCAGGTCGTTGCGCCGCGCCTGGATGGTGGCGGCAGCCGCGGCCAGCGCTTCCTCGCGGGTGACGTAGGCGAGAGCGCGCACCTGCTCGGTGCGCGTGCCGAAATCGATCACCGGCACGTAGGGGAACTTCGGGTTGCGGCCGCGCTTGGCGGCGGAAATCCGGCCGCAGTCCATGGCCGCGGCGATCTCGTTAGCCTTCTGCATCAGTTCGAGCTGGCTCAGCATCAGGAAACCCCTTAGTTGGCGCCGGCACCGGCCGGCTCAGTTCTTGTCGCACGACCAGGAATTAAAGGCAAGGCCTTTTATTGTCGTCACCCTGCTTTTTTCACCGACCCCTCTCATCGCAGCCGTCAGCGCTGCGAGGGCAGCCGCCCCCGGCGACGCTCACGTTCCCGGATAAAGGCCTCGGCCAAGCCAAAGGCGTAAAGATGCGCATTCTCTACGGGAGGCGAACCACTCGCCAAGGCCACGAACACACGAGCCGCCAGATCGTCGATTTCATCACGCAACACGCGATCATCGCGCCGAGGTCCAAAATCTAACGCTTCCTTGACCATATCATCCTCCTTGTTGGTATGCAGTTTCCGCATAACGACGGCGCCGTCGTCGTCGGTCTGGTAGGTCAAATCAGTGATCAATCTTCTCCAATAAATCGCACAACCGTTATGCAACCTTTAGCTGTTTCATCCTATATTATTTTACCTTTCGAGGATGAAGAAGACCGATTTAGGTTGAGTGGTTTATTGGAGAAGATCGATCACTGACTTAGCCGATTCGACCTATTTCACTACACCAGGATACCATTTCGACGTCGTCGACACCTCGGCCGCCTCGGCAGCCCGCATCTGCGCCGCCTTTATCCCACTACCTCCGAGCCCCTCGTCCCGCGCATAGATAACTTGGCGTTTTCCTGCGATTGCCCAGAGCCCGTCTTTGGCGTCGGGGTTGTCGACCGGGGAGTAGCCGCACGCGGCGAAGCGAAAAATGAACTTCCGCGCGTTGCGCCGATCCGTCAGGTAGTGTCCAAAATCAGCGCGCTTCGTGTCGAAGGCGCACCCCGCGACGTCCTCCAGCGTGACGGCGTCCGGCCGTCGCAGCGCGTCGAGCACGTCGGCCATTTCGGCGTCCTCCGGCATCCGTGACAGGTTCATCATGGTGCGGAACCCTTCGGTCTGACGCGGCGGCTTCTGCGCGTGGAACCGCGACAGGTCCAGGCCGGCGAGATGACACGCGACCGCGTCGAGGCCGCCGTTCGCGTACCAGTGCCAGATCCGGTCCCAGTACTCGGTATCGAGGTCGGTATCCTCCTTGGTGGCGTTCGACCACGCCACGAAATGCCGTCGATCGTCCGGCGGCAGGTAGAGGCTGTCCTTCTCGTTCAACGTGATAACCACGCCGCAGACATTCGGGATGTAGTACGCATGCCGGTTCTTCTCGTCGACCAGCAGCGCGTCCGGCGGCGCCGCGATGATCGACTTAGTATGGTTATAGAACGCGTACCGATTGTATTCCCCCAAGTCGCGCGCCTCCGAGATGCGCAGCACCACCGACTTGAGAAACCCGTTGAACCGCTCGAGCAACTGCTGCGGCCCGACCTCGCTGAAGTTCCATGGCCCGACCGCGTGCTTCAAGGGTGCCAGCAGCGTGTCCTTGCCGGTACCCTGGTTGCCGCCCAGCACCAAGGCATGATTGATCTTCTCAGCCGGCCGCTGCACGCGCTGTGCGCACCATTGCTCGACGTGTTCCGCCTCGTCCGGATAGATGCGCTCCACGTGCCGGCGCCACAGCTTCGCGTCACCCATGCCCGCCTTCGGCGCGGCCGGCGGCCGGTACAGGTTGAAGCCGCGCGACCCGGGCCGCCTGATCCATCCGCCATCGGCGAACAGCCGGTCCACGATCTCAACCGGCTCGCCCGGCACCCACGTCATCTGCTCGACGTGCCGGTTCTGGTCGAGCCACATGCTCGCCTTCAGCGGACCGACCTTGGCCAGCCGTGCATTGACGCTCGCCTGCGGCCACAGCGTGCCCAACGGCGCGTAGATGTACTTGTGCTCGGGCAAGTAGGCGTAGAAATCCTGGTAGCTGAAAGTCGTGACGAACATGCTCTCGCCGGTATAATTCTCGGCGGCCCATGCCTTCAGCTCCTGCCCCAGCGCCGCGGTGTCGACCAGCTTGGGCGCGTACCACGCAGCTTCCTCGTTGTCCCACACACCGACGACGCCGCCGAGCGCCCGGATCTCGCCGACCCGGCACTTGTTGCGGTTGCTGCCGGCGTTGCCGTGAAACGAGGAGGAGCAGCGCAGGTCGTCGCCCGGCGTGTAGCGGTCGCACAACTCGGCGTAGTCGACCTCGCTGCCGTCGGCGAGTTCAAACCGCGTCTCTTCGTCGATGCTGTGGATGAACGCTGCATCGGCGGCGCCTGCGTCGGTGCCGAGCCGCACCCAGCCGGCCGCGTCGGCGAGCCGCTCGAACGCGGCGAGGATCTGATTCGCCGCCGCCTTAGTCAGCAGCGGCAGGTCGCGCGGCGCGACCATGTGCAGCGGCGGGATCTCCTCGCACCACTCGTAATCGCGCACGCCGATTGTGTGCGCGCCGTAGGCGCCGAATTGATGCTTGCAAACATCGTTGTCGGGCGAGCTGAGAAAGATCTCCACGCAGTGATGCTGCTCCACTCCGTCGTCCGGCCGCCGGTAACGGTGACTGCGCAGCTTGCCAACCTCGCCCGGCGTGACATCAGTCTGCGCGATCAGCGCGACCTTGTGCGTGCCGCCGCCATAGCGCGTCGGGGCGCGGGCGTGGACCTCCGGCGCAATCACGGCGATTCGCTCAAGCAGCTGATTAGTCAGTGGGTCGTCGACGTCGATGTCGAGCATCGCCCGTCCACGGTCGATGCGCACGCCGATGGTGGGATATTCCGAGAAACGCGCTTTCCAGCGCTCGGCCGGCGTGCCCTTCGGCCCTGCCGTCAGCACGTCGGCCACGTAGGCCGGCGTATTCCAGCCTGGGATGTGGCAGGCCTTGCCGCGGTTCGGCGTGATGTTATAGCCCAGCGCGAGCAGTTGCATCGCGCGCTCAATCGGATATGTATTGGCCATTAGGTCTGTTATCCTTCTGTGACAAGGGTTCAGATCGGGCCGCGGCGTGACAGCGCCTCGGCCCTTTTTCGTTTTTCAGGTCAGGAGCCGGTCAATATCCGCGCTATTCCGTACCACCGCAACAGCTACACCTAGTGCTTCAAAGCGCGCAATATACTCGCGCTGGTGCGGGCTGAGCCGACCGCCGCGCGGACGCTTCAGCTCGACGAAGATCACCCGCGGCCCGGGCAGCACCACCAGCCGATCGGGAAAGCCGCGCTGCCCGATCACCATGATCTTCTCGCACATCCCGCCACGTTGCGTGACGCGCCGCCGCAGTTCGGCTTCGACCGCGCTCTCGCGCACCGGCTTGACGTTTGCCAATTTCACGCGCATGCTCGCCCGCAGCAAATTGGAATTGGATTATGGCACATAGCACGATCATTGGCGGCTCTACGGCCGGCCGTCTCTTAGCCTGCCCCGGGTCTTGGAGTGCTATCAGGGCGCTGCCCCCCTCCGCCGAGATCCCCTCCGAATACGCGCTCGAAGGCACTGCCATGCACGAAGTCATGGCGGAAGTGATGCGCGACTGGCGCGGCGACATCATGCCCACCCCGGATTTCTACATCGGCAGGACCTTCGGCGATCGCGTGCTGCGCCAAGCCGACTGGGACAATCTGATCGTGCCCGCGCTCGACGCGCTCGACGCGCTGGAGCGCGAACACGGCGCAGATTTCGAGGTGCTCGCGGTCGAGCATTCAATAAAATTTCCTCGTGTTCCTGGCGCCTTCGGCACCGTCGACCTGATCCTCGCGAGCGATACCCATGCGCTGTTCGTCGACTGGAAGTTCGGCGGCGGCGTCGGCGTGCATGCGATCTATCCCGATCCGCGCGGCGATCTGGTCAATCCGCAATTGCTGTTCTACGTCGCTGGTGCGGTACGCCGCCGCATTAGCGGCGTGAGCCTGCGCCGGCTCAAGTGGGTCGGCGCCATCATCCAGCCGCGTCTTGACCCGGCGCTGAGTTGGACCGAGATCACGCCGACCGACATCACCCGCTTCGTCGAGGACGTGCAGGATGCGGTCACCACCGCGCTCGGACGCGACCCGCCGCGGCTGCGCGGCGAGCATTGCCGCTTCGCGCCGTGCAAGATCGCCTGCCCGCTGTGGACCGGGCCGCTGCTCGACTTGTCCGTGCTCGGTCATGTCACTCGCTCGACCAGCGACAGCGCGGCGCGCGAGGTCACCCCTTACGGCATGTATCTGGCGCGCGCCAAGGCGCTGCTCGACAGCGTCGCGCTGATGAAGAAGGAAGTCGACGAGCAGTTGCACGCCTTCCTGGAGAACGGCGGCCTCGTCCCTGGCTGGCGGCTCAAGGCCAAGGCCAAGCAGCGCCAGTGGGTCGACGAAGACATCGTCAACAACGAGCTGACCGAGCTTGGCTTCGGCCAGGACGAAATCTGGCAGCGTAAGTTGGTCACGTTCGCCGCCGCCGAAGCCACCGCCAAGCGGCTCGGCGTCGAAATCCCCGACGACCTGCGCGTTGCGCCATCGACCGACGAGACGACGATCGCCGCCACCGACGACCCAGCCCCGGTGGTCGAGCGCCAGCCGCTGATCGAACAATTCAGTGCTGCACTGCAGCAACTGAAGATGAAGCAACTGAGCTAGGGTACGACATGGCGAGGCTCGGAAGGGTAGGGGTCGTATCCTTGACGGTTCCAGCCGAGCCCGTAAGGCCAACCCCGGCGCCATGAACATTTGAAAGGGGGTGACGCCGCATGAAACGGTCGGATGCCGACCTAGAAGAAGAGTTTATGCCAAGTGGGGGTGAGCGCGTGCCCGCGTTCACCCCCGGTAAATCAGAAATTGGAAACAGGAGAATGGAACTATGAATGAAATGACCAACCGCACCGGCACGACGCTGCCGGCGAACTTCATCGACAAGCTGGCGTCCGGCATCGCCGAGAGCCGCGCCAAGACCATACTGCCCGGCGGCGGCAAGCCGTACCTGCGCCTGCTCAAGAACGAGCAGTGGGTGTGGGGCCCCAGCAACGAGGAGATGCAGCCCGGCTCGCGCTGGGTGATCAACATCATGTCGCTGGCGCACGGCTGGGATTGCTGGATCGATTCGGAGATGAGAGGCGAGGTCATGGCGTCGATGGCCGACCCGAAGCCCGACTGCCCGCCCCCGATCGACGATGTCGCCTACAAGGAGAAGCGCTCGTTCGAGCTGAAATGCCTCGACGGCGATGATGCCGGTACCGAGGTGCTCTATAAGTGCAACTCGCTCAGCGGCATTCGTGCCATCGACGGCCTGCTGGCGCAGATCCAGCGCCAATTGGCGACGCCGGAAGGGCGGCTGCATCCTTGTCCGGTCATCATCTTCGGCAGTTCCTGGTATGATCATCCCAAGCACGGCCGGACGACGACGCCGATCTACGATCTGGTCGGCTGGTCCGACATGGACGGCAACCTCGCCGAAGCAACACCTGCGGCGCCACCGGCACCGCCTCCGGCTACCGCCGCCGCGAAGCCGGCGAAACCCGTTCTAAAGCCCGTAGAGCCCGCGCCAACCCAGCAGGCTCATACCGGGCAGCGCCGCCGTCCCGCCGCACGGTGAGCCATCTACAGGTCATGGCGGGCCCTCCGGAAGGGGGTCCCGCCATGTCGGACGAGCGCGCGCCGGGGCCGACCTTCGCGCTCGCCGACATGGCCTTTTTCGATTTCGAATCGCGCGGCCCGGTCAGCATCAAGGACGGAACCTACCGCTACGCGAGTGAGGCCCATGCCATCATGCTCGCCTGGGCGATCGGCGGCGGCGACGTGCGCGTCGAAGTCGTGCGCGACTTCGACCAGCCGCTGATCTGGACCGACATGCCGGACGAGCTGCGCGCCTTCCAGGCGCGGGTAGAGGCCGGCAGCGCCGTATGGGCGGCCTGGAACGCCGGTTTCGACCGGGCAATATGGAACTATGCGACGCTTGATTTCCCGTTCATGGAACCACATCACGTCATCGACGTGATGGCGCAGGCGACGGCGTCCGGCCTCCCGCCCGACCTGGACGCCGCCGCCAAGCAATCCGGATCACTGCTCAAGGACAAGGCGGGCAGTGCGCTGATCAAGTTGTTCTGCCTGCCGACGTCGACCGCGACGCCACAGTCGCATCCGAACGAGTGGCAGCAATTCACCGACTATGCCGGCGACGACGTCAAGTCGATGCGCTCGGTATTTCTTGCCACGCGCCAGCTACCGCTCGCCGAGTGGCGTGAATACTGGACCATGGAAGCGATCAACGCGCGCGGCATTGGCATCGATCTTGCCATGGCCCGCCATGCCGCGGTGCTGGCCGACGAGGACAATATCCGTTCCGCCGACGCTTTGGCGCAACTGACCGGCGGCGCGGTTACCCGGGTCAATCAGGTCGCCCGCATGACCCGTTGGCTGCTCGAGCGGCTGCCGCCGGAAGGGCGCGCGATCCTGACCAAGCGCGTCGAGGAGGTCGACGAGAACGGCGACGTAGTGAAGCCGGCGAAGCACCAGCTGACCCGCGGCCGGGTCGAACGGCTGATCGCGTTCTGTTCCGATGTCAAGGTTGGCAAACCCGCTTTTGCCAACCTGATCGACGTTTTGCGTGTGCTGCAGATCCGGCTCTACGGCGGCTCCAAGACCCCCGCCAAATTTAGGAAAATGCTGCAGGGGCATATCGACGGGGTGCTGTTCGGGCAGTACGTGTTCAATGGTGCAGCGCAAACCGGTCGCGCTTCGTCCAAGGGCGTCCAGATCCACAATCTGGCGCGCGACACCGTGCCGGACGAGGTCGCCGCGATCGATTTGTTGTTAGCAAAGTCGAGCTATGACGACTTCGCCACTTGCGGCGATGCCACGCCGGTCTCGCGCAAGCTCTCGCTGCTGATTCGGCCCGCATTCGTTCCGGTTGGTCCGGAAAACGTGTTCGTCTGGTCGGACTGGAGCCAGATCGAGGCGCGCGTGCTGCCTTGGCTCGCCGGTTCCGAGCAGCGCCTGCAGATCTTTCGTGATGTCGACGCCGATCCGAGCCTGCCCGACCTCTACACCCGCAGCGCCGCCGACATCGCGCATATCCCGGTCGAGAGCGTGACCAAGCCGCTTCGCCAGATCGGCAAGGTGGCCGAACTGGCGCTCGGCTTCGGCGGCGGCCTCGGCGCCCTGCAGGCGATGGGCGCCGGCTACGGAGTACACATCAGTGAGGACTTGGGCCGTGCGGTGGTCGATCAGTGGCGCAAGGCCAACCCGTGGTGTGTCGACTTCTGGGATGCGCTGTGGACTGCCGCCAACCGCGCGCTTGAGCTGCCCGGCACGCTGCAGCAGGCCGGCCGCATCCACTACGTTTATCTGCGCAGCTACCTCGGCGGCTCGCTGCTCGCCGTGCTGCCGTCCGGACGCTGCCTGACCTATCGCGACATCCGTTACGAACGCGTCGCCGACCTCGACGACGATGACAAGGTGATTGGCTACTCGACGCAGCTGCGCTTCGCGCGTGGCCACGTCCGGATCAAGACCTGGGCCGGGCAGCTCTGCGAGAACGTCGTGCAGGCGGTCGCGGCCGACATCCTGCGCGGCACGCTGCGCCGGCTCGAAGACGCCGGCCATTGCGTGCGCGCGCACACGCACGACGAGGTCCTGCTCGAAGTCGCGCAGGCCGATGCTGCAGCGATGTCCGGCCAGCTGCACGAGTTCATGTGCCAGGGTTTCGACTGGAGCGATGGCCTGCCGATCAGGAGCGAGGAGACAGTTGGCTGGTTCTACAGCAAGAGCGAGAGGAGTCACGGGCTATGACAAGAGAGATGCACGACGATGAGCGGATATTCAACGACATGGCAGGGAAGATATCGAAAGCGGATCTGCTCAAGGTACGCAATGTCACGCTCGCCTGGGCCGACGCGCTCGACAAGCTGGGCGAGAGCACCAACATCCGCATTGTTTTCCTGGCCTGCATGAACACCATCGGAACGATGGGACCGGCTTATTGCCGATTGGCTGCAGCTAATCTCATGCTAAGAGCCAAGGACTATCATGAGGACTAGCACCGACCTGCGGCCCTATCAGCAGCGCATCGCGACCTTCCTCTACGAGCACAACGAGGCGCTCTGCGTGGCGCGGATGGGCTCGGGCAAGACCGCCGCGGCACTGACCGCGATCAGCGAGCTGCAGCACGACGGCATCATCCGCCACGCCCTTGTCCTCGCGCCCAAGCGCGTCGCCTACATGGTGTGGCCGGACGAGATCGCCGAATGGGCGCATACACGCGGCCTGCGCCATGCCGTCCTGGCCGGCAGCCCGGCCGAGCGGCAGGCCATCTTAGCGACAGCGGCCGATCGCAGTATCACGCTCGCCGGGCTCGACATCGTGCAGTGGCTGCTGGAGCAACTGTCGACATTTCCCCCCGAGCATCCGCTGTTCGACTTGCTGGTGATCGACGAAGTCTCTCGTTTGAGAAACCCTACCGGCAAGCGCGCCGCGGCGCTGGCGAAGAACGCGCATCGCTGGGAGATGGTGTGGGGCCTGAGCGGCACGCTGCGCCCTTCATCCGCGCAGGATCTGTTCATGCCGGCGCGCGTCGTGACCCGCGGCAAGCTGTGGGGCCGCAGCTTCTACCAGTGGCGCAAGCAGCATTTCTATCCGGTCGACTGGCACGGTTATGACTGGCAGCCGCTTCCAGGTGCAGAAGAGCGGATTAATGCCGAGATTGCACCTTGCATTGTCGCGGTTGGCGAGGACGAGCTGCCGCGCCAGGAGCCGATCGTCGTGCTCGACCGCGTTGCGCTGCCACCGGCCGCGCGCGCCGAATACAATCGGATGCAGCAGCAGTTGCTAGCCAAAGTCGGCGACAAGCCGGTGCTTGCCGCGTCGGCTGCGGTGGCGACCGGCAAGCTGGCGCAGATGGCAAATGGATTTCTTTACGATGACAATGATCCGACGGTGACGCATGCCATGCACGACGAGAAGCGCGAATGGCTGCGCGACCTGATCGAGCAGGCGGTCGCGCCGATGCTGCTGATCTACGAGTACCGCGAGGATCTTGCGATGATCCGCAGCTTGCTCGGCGACGACGTGCCCTATCTCGGCGCTGGTGTCAGCGACGTAAAGGCGCAGCAGAACATTCATG